TCGGTAGAAGTCAGCCCAAAATTTATACCTGTTGACGGACCTATCGCTATGGTTTGTGAAACTGTACAATTTGTAAAATCTATAACCTCTAAAAGATATGTGTCAGGAGATAAAGCGGATATTGATTGCGTAGTTGATGGGTCATCTATCACCGAATAAACCACCGCACTTGTATTAATATTTGTTAGTATATAATCAAATGGTCCGGCTAATGGTGATGAACCAGCAGTTAAAGTTACATCAATAACCCCATTATTATTTCCACAAGTCCCACTTGTAATAACAGAATTTACAATAAACTTAACAACGTTATTTATAGTGACATCTGTACTGTATGTACAAAGACCATTTTGAGTAGATATGGTCACAGTATAAGTATCAGAAGGTAAATTACTAAATACGTGTGACTGTGATGACGTACTAATACTTTGTGTGGAACCTAAAGAATCAGTTATCGTATAAGTAATAATACCCTGAGGAGCACTAATTGATATTGATATTGAACCGTCATCATTACAATCAGAATTGGTTGAATTAATATTGACCACTGTAAACCCTGCAGTTGATGTTATTGTTTGAAATGAAGTAATATTACATCCACCCGCGTCTGTTACGATGGTAGTGTTAGGACCACCACATAAACCTGTAAACGCCTCACTTAAATTATTTGACGTAACTACATCACCTCCGCTATTTTGATAAGTATATGGTGCACTTCCACCTGATATAGTTAAAATAACTGTTCCGTCACACTGAAAGCAATTAGCTTGAGTTGGTACAGAAGAAACCACACCTAATGGTGGTGCAGTATTAATAGTGAATGACTCAGTTGCAATACAACCATCACTATCGGTTACCGTCACCCCCCAATTACCTGGCGATAACCCCGTCGCAGTTGGTCCCGTTTGTCCATTTGTCCAAAGGTAAGTATATGGTGGAGTACCACCTACTAAATCAATTACACTGGCAGAACCCACATTTCCACCACATGGCGAACCATCAACAATAAGAAGATTAAATGTTATTGGTGTACTTGGATTAATTACCACATTACTTGTTTGAGCAGTTGACCCACCAAAATCCGTCACAATAACATAATAGGTACCCGCAATTAAACTAGAGAATGTGTGATTAAGGAAAGCTATATTGTTATCTGTTTGTAGTATCGTCCCTGTGTTACCATCATATAGAGCATATGTAAATGGTGACGATATTGAATTATTTGTCACGACTATTTGACCACTGTTAGCTATACCACATGTAGTATCAGTAGAAACTGTAGACGCACTAAAACAACCCTCTACATTAACATTAATAGTTATATCGGCGTTTATCCCACCTGAACTATCATTTACAATAAAAACATAACTACCCTCTTCAACTCCACTCCAACTAAAAGGTCCGTTTCCTGTTTGAGATGATAATAAAAATCCTCCCGAAGCGGTTGTTGATGTATTTGTGATGGTATACGGCTTAGTACCTCCTGAAGGACTAATAAGTATAGTACCAAATTTAGGATTATCACAAGTACCTGTAACTTCAAAACTATAAGTTAAAGGACCTTCGTCACAATCTGGAATACATGGGTCTGTACTAACCACTACCCCTTGATACGGATATGTTGTGTCTAAACATACCGATAAACCTATTTGAGTACCTTGAAGTGTATTACCACAACAATCAGTAAAAGTAAAAAACCCATCAGTTACACCTGAAAAACATCCAATAGTTTCACAACTCGTACAATTAGGAAACGGACCAACTTGGTTGGTGGCGTCACTAATCGGTTGAGAGGTAAGAACATTAATCTCCTCAACTGTATAACAATCCCCTGAAAGATTGTAAACTTCATTTCTATTTCTACCACCAGTTTGAACATAAATAACATTTAACGGTGTTTGTATATTAAGTAAGAAACCATCTAAAGATGATGATACAACTGCCGGAGTGAAATTACTAACCGTAGGGTCAGTTAATATACCAAAGTGTTTAAGTCCTGAACCCTGTTGGTATTGAGCAGGTAAATTTTGATAGGCGGTCGTTCCGGTAAGTCCAGAATAAACATTAGTTCTGGTTAACGCACTAAAATTTAAAAATTGTGGACCAACAAAATTAATATTATTTCCATAAGTAGATGAGAAAGTCGACGCATCAATAGTGTCCCCCTGAGAAGCAGCAACCGAATGTAAAGCAAATGCTGGCGTTTGTCCTGCGTTAGATATCACCACAGGATAAACTAAACCGTTTATAGTCCCACCACTTTGTCTTACTTCGTCCCAAACTTGTAAATATGACTCATAATCATACTGAAATCTATCAGTATATTGTGTTACCGCATTACTTTGCCAATAAGTACCCCTTAAATTAAATGGTAAATCATATATCTGCGCCGATTTATCATACGCACCGGTATAAAGACCAACGTAACTATCGGCCTCATCTATAACGAAAATTGATATGTAATTCGTTTCCTGACCTGAGAATGTACCTGGACCAGTAGTCGAAGAACCATCTAAATCACTATTACTAAATGGTACACCATTACTTCTACTATCGGAAATCGCGTATGGACCTGTTAAGTTATACCCTCTATTAATTCTTCGGTAAATATCTCCAGCAGTTACCTCATCGTTAAATTCTGATGATTTAGGTACACATTCACCACCAACATTTGATGAACACCAACCGGCATCATAAATCGAATTAGAAACGGGACTATTAAATTCATTAATTTGAACTCCATTAACTGTACCCCCACTTAATGAACCTAAATACGGATAAGATGCCCACCACATCCAATTCTCACCATTTCTTGAGGTTTCTCCAACAATACCTTCATATAAATTATTTGCCGCTAACTCCCCAAGAATTACTTTATCATTATACCAAGTACGTATAGACTCCGAGGCTTCTTCAGCTTTTGCTGAATCTAATGATGTAGCGTCATAAAAAACAAAAACTTTTTGACTTTTACTTGTCACCTCACAACTATCTAATTTGTCTGCCAATGCACTAAAAGAGGACCTTGTTGGTGTAGGTGTAGGTGTTTGTGTCGGCGTTGGAGTATATATCGCACTACTCGTAGGTGTTGGCGTGTATGTCGGTGTCGGTGTTGTTGTCGGTGTTGTTGTCGGTGTTGTTGTCACCGTAGGAGTCGGTGTCGGCGTGGACCCAACACATACAGCGTCATCACACCTTATCGCAGTACTTACTGAGGATAAATTATCCCAATAAGTGATGGTTACATAAGGTTCGAAAAGTGGTTCATTAATTCTAGTGTAACACCCATTAACCCCTCCAACATCTTCAAATAAATGAACATTACCTAAATTATATGGTCCTGAAAAATCATTATCAAAATCTATAACATTAAATCTAAATATTTTGTTACCAGTACAACCTGAAAAAAAGTAATATTCCTCTAAGGGATTTACATTATTATTACAGTCAGCACAATTTTCATAAACGTTTGTTATTTCATGTACTGATTGTATAGTAGTACTTATTAGTACTTGGTCAACTTTATCCGTTTCACCACCATAACAGAACGTCTTACTTTTAACGAATTGCGGTGTTATAAATCCAGTTCCAAGCGGGTTACCCCACGTTAACGTTGAAGCACTAAAAGGGGATTGCCCTTGATTTACCCCGTTACAATCATTACCAGATGGTTGAAATTTATATATATTATTAAATGGATTATTAGAAACACAATCAGAACAATTAGAATACCAATTTGATACTATGTCGTAATAACCAACACCTAAAGTACCTGAATAAGGTTGTTGAGCATTATTAGGTTTTAAACACGGACCCCCCCATATTGAAGAATATGATTCTACCCTATTCCTCATATCACCAGAATATTGTATACCACTCGAATCTGTTATTAAATTACCGTAACAATCATCGGACATAGTAACCCACCCATCATATAAACTGTTAAAGTAGTTTTTGGCGTTTGTTGCGAAATAAGGTATCTGTACGTAATACGAACCTAAACCACTTACTAAGTCTGATGTAATAGAACTAGCACTATTAAAATCATAATTTAAAACCCCATCATTAGTAATGTGACTATAATCATTTACACTTGTTAGAAAAATAAAATCATACCTATTAGTATCCGCGCCACCTATTACTTTTGATATATCATTAAACGTATTTGCACTATAAAAATTAGTACTGTATCTAGGAGATTTAAATGTACCACTTGGACCTATTACATCAATATAGTTTTGAGCGAAAAATGTTGTATTAATATTAAACGTTGAACCTATATAAACCGCAACTGAAGTATCTGATACCTTACCCCAATATTCACCTGTAACCATTTGAGTATCAAAAGGGATTGTTGCTGAACCTAAATTTGTAAGTTTCCAATATCTTGACCTAAATGACCAAGTTGTATCAGGGTTACTAATCAGATGATTTTCCGTAAACGTTCTACTTAATCCTGCGGGTGTAGCGGCATCGGGCCAAGCCATATATACGGTAGAACCTGTAGTTGGTGAACCTACAGTGGCTATTTGTTCTAATTTAAAATATAAAGTCGCCATTAATTACATTGAATTTGTACATTTACACCAACATTTACTGTTAGAGTTTTATCTGTGAATTCAGGGTCACATCCTGTGTTACTTACTGTCAAAATATTATTAGTATCTATAGTATAGTTTAAACCACTTTGATATAAATACTGTAACTTATCATTCAATGCATTAATCCACTGAGAAAATGTCGGATAATCTTGTCCACCAAACCCCTCATAAAATTCTTCCTGTACTAAAACCGTGGAATCTAATCTTACATCAACAAACCACTTACTAGTTAAAGTATTCTGAATACAATCATTAATCGTATAACCTGATTTAGCGATACAACTATTTATACTATTATTTAGTAATGTCGGTATTGAATTAATGTTAACGTCACATGTTAATGTTTCATCAATACAATCATTGTCAAATAACCTACCGTAGTATATACAAGGTATACATTCCACAAGTATAAGTTGACACCCTCTTTGTCTTCTCCAAACATGTTTTTGTCTTTGTAATACATTATTTACCATTTTCTGACCACCCATCCATATAGTCGAAGCAGGAATCATTTGTTCTACAAGTTTTGTCCAATAATCACCAATACCTAAAGTAAAATCAATCATCTTTTGGTATGTGTATTGATTTGATGGTATGTTTACCGCAGAATCGGACTGTAAGTATTTCCAATATATCGATTGTAGTGTTGGATAACTGTTCACCGCACCATCACTAATGGTTTGTCGGTTTCTTACATTAATTAATGTACTGTAAAAAGTTTGAGCAAACTCGAAAAATGTTTTTTCTTTCGGTAATGGATTAATAGTTGTCCAATCTTGACCGCCAGGTGATGGGTAAGGTGATGTTAACCCTGACGATGGAAAAGGGTAATTATAACGTCTTGACATTCTCCATATATCGTAAGTAATACCTTGAGCCATGTTTAAATACAATTCAACATTTTTAGCGTTAAGTACTAATTTTTCATCAAATACTTCATAATAAGCATTATATTCCCCATTACGGTTTCTTCTTATACCCGTTTCAGTATCGTCCCACGACTTATTATTATCTATAGTTCGGGTCAGGCCAAAACCAATATTCATATATGGGAATTTTCTAAATCTATCGAAATATTTTTGACCGTAAGTAAAAGTCTCCAAGGAGGTTTGAATACTAGGGTTCGCACCTGTGAATGTTGAATTTGTGATATCAAGTTTTTCGATTGCTCTATGGTCTGGAGTCTCAATATACCAACCCGCACCTTTCTCAAAAAAGTATTCGTTATTAGTTACGGGTCTTTGAGGGTAACCGTATTTATTCATAGGGTAATCGTCTCTATTTTCCTCAGTTTGGGTCACGTATTTTGATGTAGTAAATCCAGTGTAGGGTACCCCCTGTATATTATAAACGACTGAAGGGTCTAATGCGGGTACATCATCAACTTTGGTACCTCCCGATATTTTTAAGAACTCACCCTCAAACCTTTTTACGTTTATTGGACCATCAGCAATATATACAATCTCATTAAACTCAATTAAATCTTTAGGGGCTCCTACCATTCTCATAATTGCCTCAATAGAATGTCTAGTACCTTTAGATTTAAACAAATAAGCCGAGTTTAATATCAAATTCCTATAAAATTGATAATTTAATTGATTTGGTGTTGGGTCGTTTTGAAATCCTGAATAAATAGATTTATTTTTAGAGCCAAATATAGAAGTTAAGAAATCTTCGTTAGTTATTGGTGAGATATTAGTATTCCACCCTAAGGTCTGTGCCAAATTTTGTAATAATTCAGATGGTATATCGTTTTGGGGCGTATAATGTACTGAATTCATAAACGATAACGCGTCTATAAACTTTTTAGACTCATCAAAACTTCTACCATATATTTGTAGTACTTTTTCAACTTTTTTATCTCCCGTATCAAAGTCTTTAAATGCTCCTGTAGTTAAAAATCTAACAATTAAATCGGTCTTATATCGGTCAATAACTTCACCGATTTGACTAACCTGAGTAAGATAATTATCGAACCTTAATGTCGATATATCTAAATTCCAAACACCTAATTTAGGCCATGTTACTCTTTTTTTACTTTTTATAAATTGACCATCATCAGATTCCTCAACTAAATCAAACGTTGAGGTATAAGGTGGGTTACTAAATCTATTTAATAGGAAGTCCTCAATTTCATCAAAGTCTTCTTTGAATGTAAATTCAGTTTGAAACGTATTTGGCCTCAATATTAACGTATCCGTAGAAGCAGTTAACCCACTAAACGGATTACCTTGTACACTTACCGTAACGGTACCCGCCGAAACATTTTGTGATGCCCTAAAATTAACAAACGGATATTCAGTTTCCATATCATTAACATACAACGCGTATTTATTGTAGTTACTTGTCATATCCCTTAAAGGACTTATAGGGTACGGTCTAACCGATATATTACGAGCCGCGTTTACTGAGTAATCAATATCAAAAGGATTATTAAATCTAGTTACATCCATCGTAAATGTCGTTACTTGTTCGACACTATCAAACGTTATATTATTAGCGGTATTAGCACTACTATATGATGGTAATAAAAGTCGATTAACTTGTATTGACGCAGGAAAGAAATTTATTATCCTCGTAATCGATGACGATAACCTTTTCTGTAACGAACCATAAAGTGCGTAATTCGTGACCTGACTAATATCATAGTTAGGGTAAACTCTATAATTTTTTATCGCTATTGCTCGAGACTCTTCAATACTATTAACATCAAGGTCCTTTAAAGATATTGGATTACTAAAGACACCTGTCTCAAATGTTCTATTAACTTTTTCAACAATATTAGTAGAAAACTCAAAGTTACCTTGTGTTAGTCCCCCTCCCGCAACCACTTGAAGCCCCACTAAATCAGGTGAAAATGATTGGTCCGCACTTGGAGGTGCTGGTGGGTAAAAATACTTCTTAGTATTGTTGTTATTTGTAGCCATTCTTAATTAGTTATATTGTTGAAATTTTTACTGAAATCTATATTATCGTCCCTATCCTGTCTAACCTCATATAGTAACTCATTAAATTCATCTCTAACTTCAAATAGATTATACTGTTTGTAAATATTAAGATTACTATCATACATTGTGTATATACCATCTTCCATACTTTTAGTTTGATTACCGTAAAGAGCTATCGCTAAGGTATCTATATCATGCTCAGCTAATTCAATATCAACACTTATTGGGTTGAAGAAAGTATTAGTCATTACTATATTTTGATTAGGTTGACCAATAAATGGTGTCGCGTTCGCCTTATTAGAAGGTGCACTCGATGGTGAAACCGTACAGAAAATTAAATCGCTACCTCCATCCACATATCTATATCTAATCGCTTTCTGTGAACTATTACTTAAATTAGTCACAACTGGTTCACAATAAAATGCTGAGGTAACAACCCTATAAAAATTAGGTATTTTAGTACCGTTACTATTTAAATATTCGATACGATAACCTATTAATCCTTGATTAATAAACCTATTTCGGTATTCCTGAGGTACCCCATTTAAATCTATTATTATACCTTTAACATTAGGTAATGATGATAATACTCCACAATCAGTAATTGTAGTTCTAATCTCTACAGGTCTTATGTATAATGTATATATTCCTATTTTATTAAATTCTTCAGCTGGAAGTTTTAAATTATATAGACCTCCTAATATTTCAACATCAGCATTACCACCTGTCGTTGAACTGTGGAAATAAGGTGTTAATATATCTTCGGCGTTCAATTTTGTTAAAACAAAATTTGTCGTAACGTCTCTTGATGGAGTATAATTTAAAATTATCTCCACATCCTCTGGAGACATGTCAGCTGGTCGTACTGTTCCGTATGTTCCTAATGCCATTTTTTTACTCGTTATTATTGTTTATTCTAAAGTAACCATACCCATAGGATACCATATCACCTAAGTTATCCACTTCTCCAAGTCTTTGTAGTGATTCAAACCCTGAAAGCTTCCCTCTTTCAATAAATATTTCAGATTGTATTTCTGGCGAGTCAACTACGTTAATTAATACTTCTTGTTTGGTTATTGCTGACGCAACTAACTCATTACTTGTTAAACCTGAAGATTCGGCGACATATAATGTGGTACCATCTAAGTAATCGTAGTACTGAACATTATTGATTGTATATGATGTGTACCCACTTGTTATTTGGTCAACCTTACCAAAAGCCTGACCACCTTTAACCACTGTAGTGGTAACATCAAACTGAGTATTACCATATAATTTAAGTTCAGATAATCTTGAAGAACTGAATCCACTTAATATAAATGGTACTGTGGTAAAATTATTAGATGTTTGACTTTGTACTGTATTAGAACTATCTCCCGTAAATATATAATTGTAACTAATAGGTATCCCTGACCAACTACCACCTTGTGGTGTAAATGTAATATTACCATAAGGATTAGTAATTGTTACTCCTGTTGTTGGAATATAAACCGTTTTTTCGACTATTGTTTGACCCCATGGATTATTTTGAGTCAATGTTATAACATAACTAGAAGTTATATTAGGGTAAATGTGTGACAAATATTGTGGAGCGTTTGAGGTTAGTGGTTCACTAAAACCGTCACCCCAATCAACAATATAGTCAGACAGCTTTAAAAATCCTTTGAATTCATCAGACGTATTAAATAACCTTATCGCGTTTTGATTAGATGGGTCACCAGATGTTATAAAGTTAGACACTACATCTTGTTGTATGGCGAACCCATCAAATGGAGTATAAAACCCATAGTTTTCATATGTTTGTCTAAAAACTATTGGTACCGTTAATCCCGTTAGTAAACTACTACCATCTGTACCTCCACTCAATATTTGAGTCATACCAGTATAAACACCAAAAGTATTTCCACTAAAGTATTCGGTAATAACATCACCTTTTATTGATTCAGGCGAAATCTTTATGTAATATTTATCTTCCATTATTGTGGATTAACATATTCGTACCATTTTATTCCATTAGTTAATTGACCTACACGATTACCTAAACCATATCCTTCAAATACTTCATACTCATAATTATCAACATCTAAATCGACTTTATAATAAAAGTATTCGGATTTATTAAATTTAAATTTTTCACTAATACCTGATTGTGGTCGATTAATCATTCTAACAAATTGACCTAGTTTAGCATTAAAAAATTTGGCAGACATATAAAAAGTATTAATATTTATATATTCTCGACTTTTTAACCAATAAATAAAGTAACCTTCTTTATCTCCCGTAAAATCTAAATTAAATGTTGGTGTTCTAATAATAACAGGTTTAGGTACGCTTGGCGTTCCAATATCCACCCCTTGTTTCTCACCTTGTTGAGTCGGTATTACTACCGTAAAATACAATCTTTGATTTTCAGGTTGTGTGGAATCATAAAAATCTAACTTAAAAAAACTTCTTCTAAATGAATTCGCGTAGTAATACATTTCTTTATTCGTAAATGATATTCCGCTATATGTTGGGTAGACTGAAGGGTCAATATAATTGTAACTAGAAACCCATAAGTTAGTATTTGCCGGTGTAGTATTACTTACATCAATAGACCGATTAAAAAATGAAAATTCATGCGTTGTACTAGTTTTAGGTTCATTATTTACTGTTAACCATTTGTTATGTGAATACCTTGTTGTTTCAAAATCCTCCACAGGATTAATTATCTCCTCAAGGACATCATTCTCATATTGTTTAATTAAATCCTCCCTACCAAAATTATCAAAATCAATTTCAAGAGGCAGGTTAAGGTAGGTATTCCCATTATTAACAGTAAGTCTAAATTTATTCACAATTATCAATTATTGGTTGGAAGATTATGTTATTAAAAACGTTGTTGTTTTTCATTAGTGGCGTTTGTAAAAATAGTACGTCAGCAAATGGGTAATGTTCCCCATTTAGAAATGGGTGGTTAACTCCATTACCACTAGAATCTATAAACCCATATGAGTAAATATCTCTCCATCTCCATTGTCCCTCATAATTAGAAAAAAATGAATAGTCGGGTACCCCACTGACATCGTTTTTATCACCCACTTCAATATAGTCTGAATATACTCTTAATTTTACTGAATGGTGAGGGTTATATGTATATCCATCAGGTAAAGTATCACTCCCATTAGTTGTAAAAAACGATGGGTTGAATGAATATTTATGAGAAATTGGTGACACAACAGTTTCTTTTTGGTCATACTCATTCCACTCACAAACATCACCCTTTAATTCAGTACCAAGAGGTAAGTCTTTATTATAGTAAAACCTCAGATTTAATCCGTTATCTCCCGCCCTTTGATAAAAGTCAGTATTAATATTATCTTTATTATTAACATTTGTTTTAGACCACCACGTATCCATAGTATCACTTAAAAAATTAAAGCTCCACCCCACTTCTAATCCTTTAGTTGGTTGAGTTAGTGTTGGACTATTAAAATATCCCATGTAACCTTTATTAACTATAGTAATAAATAATTCAGTCACAGGTCGACCTAAATTATCCATTAATGAGATTATATCAATATCTTTATCAAATGACACACCAAAACTACCACGACCATCTTTAACCGATATTTTTGTAACTTCATTAGGTGTTAATGCGGAATATTCTAATTTTCTTTTAATAGGGAAATTGTTTATTTCAAAAGCCATTCTTGTTAAATCAACATTAGACGTTTCTGTTAATGTTTTATGTTTTCTAACATAATATTTAGAGGTTGTTTCACCTGTATTGGCCGGATTTATTACTCTTTTTAAGTTACCCATAAAATTATCAGTAATTGTTACCCCCGTAAATCCATAATTATAAACATTAAGAATTTTATCATCATTACCATAGGCTTGGTCACCTAAATTGTAAACTTCTAACAAATTAGACCCATTAACAGGTGTTTGTAAATAAATGTAATCCCCCGGATTTATATTATGTTTGTAACCACAATAGAAACTTATCATATTCTTACCATTTACAACACGATTTTTAATAATATAAGGTATACCTTCGGATACTTGGAATGTTATTTTATTAGGTGGATTACCACTATTTTCATCCGTATATGTCATATACTGATTATAATCATTAGTATGTGGGTATGTTAGGTATGTTGACCAATTATATGTAGACGCACTTTTACTACGGTAGATAACATGATTTGGTATTCCACTTGTCCTAAAAAAATTAAATTCATCATATGGTGGATACCCTGTCCATATCGCGTTTTGAATTACCCCCCCCGCATCCTGTACCGATTTAAGAGGATTAATTAAATATAATTCATCTTCAAATGGGTAGTAATTATTTGTTTTTCCTGATACTATATTATCAAATAAATTAACTATTTTACCAGCAATTCTAAACTTAGTTGATATCTGCCTTTCATGGTCAAACCTTTCCTCTAAGTTTAATATAACGGTCCTGTCACCTTCGATTATACTTTTTTTAGTGTTCTCTATTGGTACTTGAATAAATAAATCAGTATCAGGTGCACCAGCATATCTATCTGAACCTCTTACTATCCTTATAGTTTCATTATTTTTCTGATTACCCATTTAAGTCTGCGTTAAACATATATTTAGTTATGAATAAATTCATTGCACTTTTTCCCTTTTTTAAACCAAAATAATTTTGAAATGGTGAACCAACTCGATAACCATCATTTGTACCGTTAGGTGCCCCGTTGCCAGGGTAATCGTTGATTGGTCTATTAAATATATATCCGGTAGGTAATCCACTACTAGGTTTAGGGTACCCATTTGCTCCGTCAAATTTTTCATCTTGATACCTCTCCACTATACAGTCTTGGGTATGCCATGTATTTTCTTCACCTCCCCATAAATCACCATTTTGGTATTCCCAAGTATAAAATGGAACAACTTGTGTTCCAGGATAATTAAATTCATTTGCAGTAATTTGATTCAACGGGGGATTTTCCGCAAACGTAATTTGACCCGGACCTAATATTCTTCTGTCACCAACTGTAGGGATTTGGTCAAACTCACTTATAGTACTACCGGTAAACCATATACCGAAGATACCACCAGCAACCGATATCTCATCTAGATAGTTACCTGAAAGATATGGTAAAGTACCAAACTCAGTATTAATAGAACACATTTGAGCATAATCTCCGTCCACTCTAGAATCAAAGAATCTTTGTCTTATATCCCCCCCACCATCTCTTGAAAATAACGTTTGTATGGAAGCATCTTTTGCACTTAACAATTGTTCAAGGAATGATGCGTCAATTAATCTTGAGATAATAAATAAATTCAATATCCCTGATACATCTTGATATGATGTTGATTCAACTTCATCAATAATATACCCTTGAAATTCTGGTGTTAATAAAATTTCTTTTAAAAAATCTGTTTTTGGTCCCAAATCCATAATAGTGGTTGGTTGCCATATATTACCTTCATTTGCCCCAATCGTCATTAAACCACCAAAAGTCCCTCCATCACATTGTGTCTGAGGTTTAAAATTACCTTGGTAGTAAGGTGCCGACCTATAAAAGAATGAATTAGTATCTGTATTAAAATATATTGGACCACAATTCTTTTTACTATCGCTTCCAAACCAACCTTGTTGACTTTGTGAGTCACCACAGAATTTATATCGTTTTACCTCATTATCACTATCATAGAAAGTTTTCTTCTGAAATGATGGCATATATAAAGTACCGTTTACCCAATTATTTTGGAACATGTGACCTATCACCCCTCTACATGCACCAAACATAAATCTAAATCTAGTTCTCCATTCGAGGAAGAATTTAAAATCTTTAGGTATACTTATCACTAATGGATTATCAACAAATACATAACAACCACCTTGTGTTCTGTCGTCATCATCACATGGGTCTGAAACTGCAAAGTCATCTCCTGAACCATTGTAACAACCTAAAACTTTTAATCCATTACAAGTGAAACTTTCCAAAACCCCATTAGGTAACGCGTTTGAATTTGGGTCCGCATTAAAATCACCGCCAGCACCTGAACTATCGGTAGCGGTATTTCCTCCACTATTAGGTACCCCTGTACTCTGTCCTGTATCCGATATAGTATATATCATAAACGACTCATTAAGGTGTAAAGGAAAATCCTGTAGATATCCCTTTAACGGTCCTGTGTCTCTATTTGAAGATGTAGGTAACCTATCTGACCTAAATACTAATTTGGTTGAATTAATCATACCCATTTCAGGAGCAGTTGCGTTACCAGCAAAATAGGATGGTGAAACTGTGTAATTTTTATGATTTGAATTATTAAAAGCATCTTTTGGACTTTTGTTTGTCCATTGGTATGATGCCCCATCTATACGCCCCTGAGGGAAATGTAACGGGTAGATGCCACTATCTTGATAGGAATTAACTGACATATATTCATATTGTTCACCAGAACCAACATTGACAGTATCAGTATCTACCGTTTCACCATTACTACCAATTGCGGTAGTACCCCATATTAAATTATCCCATTCTGTACCTAATGATGAGTAATATGATAACCCTGTAGAGGTAAAGGATGAATACGCCCCTAAATTTGCCGTTGTCCCTGTACCTCCCAAAGGTTGAGTGCTAGGTGTAAATAAAAACGATGAGTGAAATAAATCAGTATCAGTATTATTTGTATCAAAAAATTCTGGATTATTACCACCATTTAATTGAAAATGTTGTTTAGGTGTGTACTCATCTGCCACGTTGCTATTATACTGTATTGGAATATTTGGATAATATTCTCCAGTAAACGTAAACTGAGAACTGTAGTTGGGGTCACCATAATTACCGCCAAATAATTTAGATAAATCAAATGACATAGTCTGTCTTGGAGAATACGGGTCAACACCTCTAGTAAGGAAATAAATATTTTGACTACCAAAACTGTCAAAATAGTCTCTAGGTTTTTTACTGTAAGCAGTAAATGTGGCACTACCACCCCCAAAAGTAAAATTGTCTTGACAAAGATGTATTTGTCTATAATCAAGAAGGTAAGTATGTAAAATCGATTCGTACTTATTATTCACAGACTGAGTACCACCTGTTGCCTCATCTATTGTTTTTTTACCTATAACCTGATAATACTCCATACCCGATTTAAAATTATATGAGTTACCATCTATAGGTGAGTATAGGTATAATTGTTTTGTTAAAGAACCACTACCTGATGGGTTAGCATAAGTAATATTCTTTTGAATGTAGGCCGAAGGATTTGAAACCATAGTACCTGATATACTTTGAAAACCATATTGGTTAACTGTTAATCCAGTATTATTTACATTAGGGTCTTCAATTAATTCACTATCAACAAAAGCTAATAATTGTCCCGGAGTGTAGTCAACGTTACCGTCTGTAACAATAATGATTGGCATATCTTCATAACGGTTAAAAGTTTGATTTGGAGATGGATTAGATGGTGGATTAGGTAAGGTCGCAAATTGGTTATTGCGAACTTCAACTCTCATACGATTCTGTGTAGGGTTTGAACTTCCATCACTCAAAGTATTAAAGTATCGTTCCCTCTGATTTATTAAGTTTATTGACTGAGGTATACTAGTGTTAACGGTAGTTCTAACGACTTTTGTTCCAAGAAAAGGTGTTTTACTTAATGCAAATGGACTTTTAATCATTGCGGGACTAGGATTATAATACCCTTCTTCAATTGGATATTCAGGGTCAAAACCTGAAAACATAACCATATTATATTGTTCAGCATATCCCTCACCATCACTACTGTTCCCATAACAATTATAACATTCATTACCACCACCAGCACACTCAATTGGTTCATAAGCACCTATACTAACAAAATCAGATAAATCACTGTTATTAGCATTTTCAAAGGCAACCTCAAAACTATCAATGGTATCATTACCCTCAACCTCATCCATATCAATATCTTCACATGAACACGCCTCACAGTCAGGATAAGTAATCATAGGTAAAGTTAACCTCTTAAAGGGGTTTTCTTTTGACATTTTCTTTAAACCCTTTTTATCACAATCACTTTTTTTAACTCTTCTACTAAAAATCGCAATTGCTTTACATATTAATTTTATTATCGGATTTAAAATCATCACGAAAAAATTAACAATAGCCCTAACTATAGGATATAATAACGCCAATACATGCATTATTGGTATAATTACAAAAATAACAGGAGATATTACAGTTAATAATATATTAAATACGAAGTATATAAAATCAAAGTTTCTTTGTCCGTCATTTATTGGAAAACGATTATTCTCACTCGCACATTGTTTATCTAATATTTCTTTTATCCCATAATGAGACGCCCTACCAAGACCATATTTCCAACGGTCTATGTGCGCCGCAGTCGTATAAACTTTATTAAATCCAAATAAATAAAATGTATCTTCACATTTTATTGCTGCGTCTTTATCATAATAATCTGACCAATCTAATGAAAAAGAATAAGACTTATTTAAGTCTTTAAAGGAACCACCACTTGATGGTGAACTATTACCCCAATGTTCTTTAATATTTGGTATTAAATAATTGGCTCTCATGATTTGTGATTGTAACCCCGCCTCATTCTGCCATTTAATTTTAAACCTATATTTAGATTTAGTTGGTATACCTATTGTTGGGTCAACTGAAATTACTCTCTCACCAAATTCATTGGTGGTCATATAGTCCAAATTCATTGGTAAATCTATTAACCAAGCTCCGTTATCATCAACAACATTACCCCCATCTTCTAACTGATACTGTTCAAGTACGGGGTCACCATTTACATCTTCCTCGATTGTGTGTCTTATAGCTAAAATTTCTCCAGGACCCGCGGCAGTATCACATAAATTACCTGTATCATTTTTGGGTCTACAAGTGGCTTTAATATATTCATCATCTGTCGATGAAAAAATTGAACCCATAAAAACTGAATGAGGAGTAATTTCGATTCCTTGGTCTGATAAATCAAAATCAACTCTAGTTATTCCAACATCACACATTTCATCTTGACCCCAAAACGAACTAACGTCAATATCTTTTATTTCATTTACTATTTGAGGTAACGATGATAAATCCTTAGAGTCTTTAAATAATTGACCACTAAATTGTGATTTTACCCCCCTACCCATTCTTATTAAATCAGATGGTCTTAATGAAAACTCACCAATATTAGATAAATCTAAATCCATTACAATTTTTTGACTACCTAACGGTACACCAACAATCATAAAATCCCCCGAATCATTAGTTCTTACAGAATACTTATAATACTTTTCATAAACTTGTAAAACTTCTTTACGAGTTAACACATCATCGACTGATGGGAACGTACCCGTCGCGTTGTGACCATAGTATTCGTCTTTATAAGGCAATAAATTATATCTATAACCGTCCTCATTTTTAGTCGTAGGGGTTTTATATGGATATAAAGTAGAAATGATTGGGTCATTTTCATCTACACTGTCTAAGGGTATGAAAATAGATATATGGGCATTAGGTATACCGAACCCACCGTTGGCTATGACACGTCCAACAACAACCCCATAATCAGCACAAAACTGAGTGTATAGGTCTTCTTGTCTTAATTTTAAAGATAGAATCTCTAAAGAATCAAAATCTTGGTCAATTTTAACGTTAATATTTCTATCAACACCAGGTTCTGTTCTTATTCTAATAGATTTTGGCATAATTAGTTTTTAAGATAAATAGTTATTCATCTTAATTTTAATTTGATTTTGTCAAAAGTATATGGATAGATTTAAGAGAAGTCGACATTTTTAAGTGACTTAGCCCTAACTTTAATGTCGTTATTAGGAAAACGAATTTGGTACACTTGATTTGGTTGAGCGAAAATTGTATCGTCAACTAACTGTATTTGTTTTGTTTGACTGTCAGAATACCTTTGAGATGTTTGTGAATTAGAATACCTACCCCCAACTTTACCAAAAACTTTTAAATCTGAAAGTGATATAACACCAGGAATATCTTGAACTATTCTTCTAACATCAGAAACATTAACATTAAACCCTAGTTGTTGTTTTTGTGGTGAAAAATAACTATCAACAGAATTAATTATATTCGTAATAATTTGACCTTGGTTTTGAGTTGAATCCATAACTACAGACAAATCAAACTCTAAATCAATTACATTAGCGCTAGATATTGAAATGTAATCATTTATCATTCGATAATGTGATAAATAATTGGCAATATTTTGTTTTAAAGTATTTGACACTGACTCAGTTAATTTACCTTGATTATCATACGAAAGAATTTCAATCTTTATTTTATTATCTTCTTCAGTAATTGCCGCTTTAGCTGGTGCACCGTATCTACTTGGCATAGTTCTTACTAATGAGTTATAATCGTTTACAGTTACCGCTCTTTTTTGTGCTGCAAAGTTAAATGAAACCATATTCCTTACTTCTTCAGTTGTAGGTAAGTCCCCACCTCCAATAGCTGCGGTAACATTAGTAACTCTTAAACTTTCAATCACATTTTGACTTATGGTACTCGATGGTCCATTAACATCAAAATAAGTTGTTCCAAACTGAGTAAGTACGTCAACCCCAACATTAGAGGCTTTACCCCCACCAATTCTATATTGAACAAATAATGTAGTATTTGCTCTTACAGTCACACCTAACCCAATATTGTTTTGGTAATCTTGAATCCTTAATGGAATCCCTGTTCTTGTGAACTCTTGTAATTGTTCTTCAGGAGTCGTAGTACCACCCCCAAAATTTACTTTACAATAACCTTCAGGTGTATATTCCGATACAAATCTAGTTTCAGTTTCAATATATTTACCAACTTTAATACCTGGTTGGTCAGCGGGTTTAGTTGGGTCTTCAACAAATATTTTAGCCTCCGCTAACGCATCCACTTCGTACCATCTATTAGGTGAACTAATAAATTCATCATAAGTTGGTGGAGACTGGTAGTTAACTCCGTCTTTTTGTATCAGAGAAGTTATACTTATAACATTTTTTTCAGGTAAGAAAAACTCAAAAAATGGTCTAACATCATTATTGTTAATAACTTTTTTAAACGTTTTAGTTAATCCATTTACTACGACCTCTCGTTTAGTCATAGTATAATTAATTAATCGATTATTCCCATCAAAGTTTGGCGTTTTAGTTCGATTGGGATAACCCTCACTATTATATTGTGAACTAAACTCAATATCATTAGGATTTTCAAATACTTGACCCCCACCAATAAACTGTGAACCAGCTCTCATTGTACCTAAATACCTTTCATCTTCTTGGTCACCTAACGCAGGTACAGTAATAGATACATCAACTAAAGCGATTGATGGTCGATTACCGGGGATTTTTAAACCGTATGTTCTAGCAATATTATATAATGAAGATTTTTGTTGTGCATATTGAAGTACAGTCTCCTGTATACTACGGTCCATGTGATAATGTAGGTTATCTCCAATAGCAGCATTTAAATCCATAAACACTGAGTAAATGGAGGCATCATTAAAATTACCAATTAATTCGGGGTAATACTGTTGTGTATAATTTATCAATTCCTGTCTTAAGGATTGAAAATCTCTGTCTGTGTATGATATTTTACGATTAGCCATATATTATTAAATATTAATGATAACGAAATCTTTAGATGAAAATGTACCATTAACAATTGTATAGTCAATTCTTAGTTTAGCGGTGTACTCTTGAGTCCCTTGTCCCGCCACTTTATATATCTGACCACCTAATTCATCATAATTTATTTCCCCTGGTAAGGGTTCGGCTTCTAAGTATGGTTGTATTGAAATATCATTTATTTGTAGATTGGGGATGTATTTATCCACCGCCTGTCTAACATCCGACTTAATCGCATCAAATGTGGGCCCATCCATTGGTTCAAATATAAACTCATAAATTCTAGTACCAAAATCAGGTAAGTAGTACCTACTTCCCTTTCTAGTTAGTATCAAATGTAATAAATCCGCCCTAATCTCCTCATCAGAAGATTGAGTCAATCTAAGGTAGTCCCCTTGTAAACTATCTCTAAAAGGAAAAAATACTCCGTATGTTTTACCGTCTGCCATATTTCATAAATATAAACACAGATTATTTTATCTAAATATAAAAGAAAAAAGGTTAGACGAATCCAACCTTTTTATACAATATCCCTATATTTTATCCCTTAACCTTCACATGCAACACATTGTAAATCATTTAAATTTAATTTTTTTCTAGCAAATGCTTGTGCTGAGTTCATTGAATGTTGATAATATAGTGTTTTTACCCCTAACTTCCATGAGTCAATAAGTAACTTATTTACATCTTTAGTCGGCATTTCAGGTGAAACCATTAGATTTAATGACTGTGATTGGTCTATATAATCCTGTCTTATTGCCGCTTGATTAATAATTGATGACTGATTAATTTCTGCAAATGTTCTAAAAACATCTTTTTGTTCGTCACTTAAAAAATCTAAATGTTGTACCGAACCATCTCCCTTTTTTATACTATCCCAAGTCTCTTTGTTATCTCGACCCATAGACTCTAACAATTCTTTTAACACTGGATTTTTTATAGTTACCTTCATTTTAGCAACATCCTTAACATAACAGTTAGACCAAATAGGTTCAATAGATTGTGATACCTGACCAAGAATAAACGCCGATGAAGTAGTCGGAGCAACTGCATTAAGTGTTACGTTTCGTCTACCATAACCTTTTAGATATTCAGGTTCCCCAAATATTTCAGCTAACTCCTCTGATGCCTTATACGATTTATCTTTAATAGTTTTAAATACCTCAACGTTAAGTTTAGCAGTTTCTCTTGTATCAAAAGCCAACCCTTTTGATTGTAAAAGTGAGTGCCAACCTAAAACACCTAAACCAAGTGCCCTTTGTCTCTTAGCAAAGTTATAAGCCTTTTCCATATAAAGAAACGCCATTTTACCTTCTCTGGTACCATTGTCTCTTAATTCTTCTAATTTATTACAATACTCAGTGACTACCGCATCTAAGAAATAAACCATAGTTTCAACAGCATCGGTGTCTTTCCACTCATCATAGTGTAATACATTCATTGAAGATAATACACAAACAAATGATTCGTCTTCAGAATTGTGTAGAGCTATTTCAGAACAAAGATTGGAATTATAAATTTTAGCCCCTTTATCTTGGTAAACTTTAGGTGCGTTATTATTCATCGTGTCATGGAACATGATATATGGATAACCTATTTCACCTCTTCTTTGGATTACTTTTGCCCATACTTTTCTTTTATCATCATCACCGGCAATCATCTCTTGCATGAACTTATCGGTTACCGTCACTGCGTGTGTCAAATCTTGGATTGAAGCACCTTCTGTACCAATCTCTAAAAACTCCATAATGTCTGGATGTTCAACAGGTAAGTAAGGTGAGAATCTACCTCTACGTGTCGCCCCTTGTGAAATATTATCTACGACACTTTGAAAAAGATTCATAAAGTGGACCGCTCCTGGAGCATGTCCGTTATCAGTTATCTTAGCTCCACGACCACGAATGTTACCGAAATACCCTGAAGTACCTCCACCCATTTTACTCATCTCACCAACCTCAGCCTGAGTAAATAGAATTGACTCTATACTATCACTGACATTAGAACCAAAACAACTAACAGGTAACCCTCTTTCTTTACCAAAATTTGCCCATACTGGTGATGATAGTGAATACCACCCTTTACTCATATAGTCGTAAAATTTATCGGCGAACCCTTCTTTACCTAATAGTTTTTCTGCATGTTCCGCAATTGTTTTTATTCTATCTAAAGGTTCCTCACCCTCACTCAAATAACCTCTACGAAGAAACGTAACTGATTCTTCATTAATCCAATTAAATGGTTTTCTATTTTTCATATTATTATTTTGTTATTGTTTTTAAAATAAATCGTTAGATGTTATCGATTTCTGCTTTTTACTGTAATTAATACTTCTTTTATTAAAAAAGTCAGTATGTTTTGTAGTTAGAATTTCATCATCAAACCATTCTGTGGTTTCCAATAGTGTTTGATTAATTTCAAAAATACTATCAACACCTATAGAATTCAAAGATACGTTAAATCTATGTTTAATGAACTCCATTGTTTGTTTTTTAGTTAAAAATTCTAAATCACCTTTTTCGAAAATCCAATTAACTACTTCAGTCTCCGCTTCATAAGCCTCTTTAGTTGCGATAACTAAATCTTCAACTAATTGTGGTGTCCACCAATCAGGGTTTTCTTTTTTGATTAAATTAACTAATTCAAACCCAAATTCCGCATGGATATTCTCTTCTTTAGATGTTGCCTCAACTGCGTTACTAATACCTTTTAATTTATTTTTATGTTTATTAAATGACATAATAACTAAAAATTGTGAAAATAGTGATACGTTTTCAACAAACATTGAGAATAACACTATAGACTCAAAGTATTCTTTATCATCGACTGATTTAGAGTTTGAGATAGCCTTTTCTAAGTATTTAATTCTTCTTCTCACTTGTGGAACCTCTAACAAATTTTCAAATTCCCCATTAAGACCTAGTAATTGAATTAGGTGTGAGTAAGCGTCCGCATGTCTCACTTCCGATTCAGCAAACGTAGCCCCTACATTACCAATTTCAGGTTTCGGCATTCTTTTATAAATGTCACCCCAAAATGATTTAACCGCCACTTCAATTTGTGAAATCGCTAACATTGCTCTTTCAACTGCCGATTTTTCTTTTTCATTTAAATGTACTTTATAGTCTTGGATATCAGACGTATAGTTAAATTCTGTGTGTACCCAATAGGAGTGTCTAATTGCGTCCACATATTCATTTAAGTTTGGGTACTCGTAAGGTTTAAGATTAGTTCTTTTTGAAAAAATGTTAGGTCGATTTTTAGA